CTAGTCCACTCCGCGTGAACGTAGGCGAACCCCCTCAATCACGCTATTTAAGGGCACACAAGCCTCTTTGCCAGAGACATTATAAGCAATAAACATCATATCATCATCAATGACAATATGATTAATGAAAGTATGAATGAGTTTTTCACGAAAAGAAAAACTATTAATATCTCCGGCACGGAAGAGTTCCAGCCAATAGACCACATGGTCTCTGGTGAATGGGACTCTTTTTATTTTTTCTTCAGAAAGAGCGGTAGAAATTTCAGCTTTTTCAGTCTCGAGAGCAAGAAGACGTTCCTTGGTGGTTGGAGTCACAATTCCTTCCTCAATGGCAGCAAGAAGATTATTCAGCTTTTTAGTACAAGAGGCAAGCTGTGCCTCAAGAGCATGAATTGCATAGCTGACGGAATCTGCTTGCTGCAATTCAACAACACGGTCTGCAATCAGAGAAATCATATCATCGGTCAGGACATCCTCAACGGTATGCTGCACCACAAAATCTTCCAACCACGTTTTTGAAAAGTTCTTGCTATGGCATACCGTTTTGTGATTCTTTTTTCCGTGACATTTATAATAATAATGACGTTCTCCATGCTTTCCGGTGCCACTTTCACCCTGATAGGTAGAACCGCATTCAGCACAAGAGATTGTGCCGGAAAGCAAATAATTAACAGTGGAACGTGCTTGCGATGCAGCCTTAGTCTTAGAAGTGGTTGCAAGCCGTTCCTGTACAGTATTGAAAAGCTCTACTGGAACGATGGGCGGGATGGCATCCATGTTTACGTTATCACCATAACGATATTCACCGATATATTGCCGGTTAGAAAGCAGGCGGCGAATCGCATTAGGAGTAAATGGGCGACCATCAGCTTTCTTAATGGATTTGCTGTTGAGCAGGGAAATAATGTCTTTCTGCATCATCCCATCTGCATACTGCTGGAAGATTTCTCGAACCACAGCGGCAGCAGGCTCATCAACCACGAAGTGAAGATCCTTATCTTTCTTATAACCATAGGTACCCTTGACACCAAGAATGCGACCTTTGGCAACAGATTCCCGCTGTCCTCTTCGTATCTTCTGAGCAAGCTCAGCAGAGTAGTATTCTGCCATGCCCTCAAGCATGGATTCCAAAATGATACCTTCCGGACCGGTCGGGATATTCTCAAGAGCATAGCGAACAGACACCCCGCTTTTCCGGAGACGGTATTTATTCAAGGCGATTTCTTCTCGGTTACGACCGAAGCGGTCTATCTTCCAAGTGATAACGGTGGAGAACTGCTGGCTTTCTGCATCACGGAGCATCTGCTGGAATTCATTACGATGAACAGAGTCTTTACCGGACAGATGCCGATCAGCATAGATTTTTATGATACGGATGTTATTCCGGCGGGCATATTCTTCGCAATCGTGAACCTGTCCTTCAATACTCTGGTCGGTCTGATTCGGACCAGGAGAATATCTCGCATAAATAACACCGTTAATAAGTTCTTTTTTCATAGTCTGTACCTCCAAAAGAGCGCAAAAAAAGAGCGCAGTAATAATTGACACAGCACCCGATTGATGATACACTAATAAAGCCGATATGTAGTATCATCTTTCGTAAAAATGCTACATATAAGCCCCTGGTTCGCCAGGGGCATTTTTTTTTATTTGCATTATAGAAGAAAAAACGGAAACGGTCAAGTGGCGAGAAAAATGGAATATATTACCGGAAGACAGACCAGAGGACAAATGATAATATTTGAGTATGAAAATATTAATCTGGAAAGTGCGACGGGAAAAGCATGTTTCAGTGGAAGAGCTGGCGGAAAAAACCGGAATTGGGCGCAGTACGATCTATAATTACGAGAACGGACTTTTCTCTCCGACCATTGATGCATTAGAAAAAATAGCGGATGCGCTGGGAGTACAGATTGAGGAATTATATGAAAAAGAAGAAAAATTGTACGAAAACGAGAAAGAATAAGGAGAAACGTTAGAATTCGTCCAGAATCTTGGACTTTTTAGGAGAACCCCTTTCATACATAAAAAAACAGTGCTACACTTTAAACAGGAAGGGGGTTGAGTTATGGAAGACCTGAAAAAAATGAAAAAAGAGACTATCAGGCTGATTTGCAGATGCGACAGTTACCATTTACTCAGAATGATACGCACCTATGTGAAAAGACTGATAGGATGAGAAAGAAGCCGGGGCAATAGCTCCGGCTTTTACTATTAAAAATTTATGAATCGGATTGGCTCATGGAGAAAAGAGCATCCTGAAGAACTTTGGAAAAATTCAAATGCTTTTTCTCACCGTAAGCATTCAACCATGCTGGTATGGTTATGTTTTTACGCACAGCCTTATCACCATATTTCTCGGCATAAGAATCGATATCCAAGACGAGAAGATTAATAAAACTGTCAGAGTCATGTTTAATTGAATTAAAGTCTGATGCAGAAGGAATTGTATTACCATCTTCTAATTCGCCAAGAATCCATCCACTGGCAGCATCACTACCCATTTCAATAGCTTCAGCAAGCGTAGCTCCTTCAGAAACACACCCAGGAAGGTCTGGAACAACAACGGTGTATCCTTCTTTTTCGATACATGGGGTAAAAATTGCTGGATAAACTAATTTCATTTAACACACCTCTTTCTATATTTGTTGTGGGGCAGAGCTTTTAGGAAAGCCCTGCCTGTTTTAGAATTGATTTTACAGTACCTTTATCAAGGTCGCCGGTATGAATTGGTACGGTTACCTTACCGGGCTTAGTAGGATTCTTGTATTGCCGATGGGAACCAATCTGTTTTATAGGATGCCAACCATCGTCTAATAAAATTCGTTCAAGCTCTCTTACTTTCATTTCCCGTACCTCCTTACATATTATATTATACACATAATACGCATAAAAGTCAAGGATAAAATACATATAATGCGTATAAAAAATAAAAAGTTACATACTATTTATTTTGCTCTGATTCCAAAAGAGTAGAATAATCTGACAATGCATCATTTGTCTTTTGATAATACTCGTCAGCGTGCTCTAAATCGGTGCTATCTTTTTCAGAATAAAATGAGTAGTCATACAAGTGCTCAATGGTGATTGCATATCTCCGCAAAGCAGACTGAGCATCTGACAGCAGTGTCATAATTTTTGTACCAAAAGGAGCAGCAGGGCGATTTTCATAAAAACTATCGGAGTAGCCTTGAAGAACATCTTCTGCATCATTAACAGCTGAGAGCGCATCAAGAAGCTGAGAGGATTCGACCTCAGAACCGTTAAGAGCAGACTCTACAAGAGCTTTGGAATCATCAATTACAGAAAGCTGCTCAGAAAAAAGAGCATCATACTTTGATAGCATTTCCTGATAATCATCTTCGGAAGAAGATTCTACTTCCGTATCCGGCTGCACAGGCTGCTCTGTTGGAATCTCGGAATCAATTTCAGAAGACTTCTCAGAAGAGTCTTCTGGAGAGTTTTTGGCATAGGTACCAGGGTATTGGTCTGTATAATCAGAGATAGGGTGTTTAACATAATCGTCTGGATGCTCCGGGTCTATTTTGGCAATAAAAACACCATCTTCGAGAGAATAGCAAACACCTTCAAAGGTGATTTCTTCACAAGAATGCATGGGATTATCTTTAAAGTCACTGTTAATCTCTAGCTGATTCATAATTGTTTGAGGGTCAGCATCAGCGTTTATGATGATTAGGGAATATTTTACAACGAATAAAAATGAATTGGTGTATTTATCTGGGTCGCACCAGATAGAGACCTTTACTGGAAAATCTGAATCGTTACAGGTTAAAGAGATGTAAGTTAAATCCCCGTCCTTATCTTTAGCACGAAGGTCATAAGTATCTGGAGAGATGTCTGTTTCGGTGACATTAATATCAGATGAGGGGCGGAGCAAGGTGTTGAGATTTCTCTTGAAATCCTTTTTTGTAAAATCGAACGTCTCCATATCGTTCGGATCCTCAGAACCACAAGCAACAGTTGAAAAAAGAAATGTAATACATAAAATGATAGCTAATATTTTTTTCATAGCCATACCTCCTTTGCTTTATAAAAACATTATAGTAAAAGGGGGAAAATAGGTCAAGAAAAGGAAAGAACCGAGGACTTGCGCACTGTCCTCGGTTCTTTGTCTAATTGTCTGACTGCTGGGCTATAGAATTTACAAATTCTTCCAGCCACTTCCAACCATCGTCATCCAGTCTGGCAAGAGCCACAGCAAGACGGTGCTTAAAAGAGCCACTGCCGGAAAGTTGGATGTCTGCGAGCATTTCAGAAATTTCTTCGTCTTCGGTCTTTTCAATGAACATCTCACCGCTTCCGGAACGAAGCCATTCTTCATTTACGTCAAATTCACGGCAAATCAATGAAATAACAGAATCTGCAGGTTCATTTCTACCAATTTCATAATTGGCAATTCCACCACGCTTCACGCCGAGTTTATCTGCAAACTCCTGTTGAGTTAAGCCAAGAGCTTTGCGCAAGGATTTAATTCGTTCTCTCAATGTTTTGTCCCCCTTTCGTGTACTAATTATACAAACATAATTGCGCCACGTCAATAAGAAAATGCAACATAGTCACAAAAATGCTTGACAATTGCAAAGATAACACATATAATAGCAACATAATCACATGACGAAAGGAGAAAAGATGAAAGGATTCTTTAAGGAAAATAAAGCAGAAGTAATACTGGCAGTAATTGGAATGGCAGCAGGCATTGCATCATTAATGATGACACTGCTGAAATAATTTTCAAAGAAAGGAGATGACAGACATGGTAAAAGAGAAAAAAGAGGTTGTGAAAAAACTCATTGAAGCACTTCCAAAGATGTCAACTTATGAACTGGGTTATCTTCTCGGAAGAGTAGAAGAAAAGGAAGACGCAGCAGAAAAGAAAAAGGAAGAGCTTCCAGTAGCATAAGAAAGGAGAGAAAAGATGATAGCTGTAATTTTCGCATGGGTAATCGGAATAGGATGTATTTTTCTGATGAAAAAAATACAACCAGGAGGATGGATTGCTTACGCAATATATGTCCTGGTTGTATTAATCCTACTTACAGCGCTTGTAGCACTTTATGTATCTCAACACTGAGAAAATCGACGTAGGGAATGAGCTTGTCCATATCACGTTCGCGCACGATAGGATTGAGCTCGGAGAGTTTTTTCTGAAGGTCAGGGGGAAGATACATATAGGCTAGAGGATAGTATTCGGAGTACAGAACAAGAGATTCCCTTGTTGCATTTTGAGAAATCTGGCTTAACCCCTTTAGGAAGTTCTCAAAGATTTCACGCTTGTAAAGAATCGTGCGGTTGTATTCTTCCTGCCGCAGCTCAAGTCTTTTGAGCTGGAGCTGATGATGATTATTAAGAAGAGTTGTAAGAACGGGAGAAATGATTGCAGCAATTGCAACGATTACGGTGATAGAGATTGTTAAGTCGATTTTTGGCATAGTATCAAATCCTTTCAGATGTATTTCAGCGTAAATAAGCTGATACCTCAATTATAGGATTACGAAGCCAAAATAACAAGCAGAAAGGAGCCGGGATGGACGAGATAAAACTGAATACCATAGCGAGAGCTACCCTGGAAGAGCTGCAGAGCTATTTCGCCGACCCGGAGCATGAAAAGGCTTTTCAGAAATGGAAAGAAGAGAGGGGGAGGCTGAGTGGAAAGCCGGTACATAGAAATTCAGAAAAGTGAACTGACAAAGGCATATCAGAGAGCATATAGCCTGGAGTGCCGGGAAGGATGGGAAGCTGAGAACCGGAGCATTGAATATATCGGCTCAACAGAAAAGGAAAACGGAAGAATCATGGATTACTACAAGGATTCTGCTGGAGATTACTGGTACAGCACCAGATATCGTAGAGAGACCGGTGAGATTGTATCGATGGAAACATTCATATTTGGAGAGGGCTTCCAGAAGCGAGAAAGAGAAAGGAGAAGAAAAAGATATGTTTTTTAAGAAGTGGAGAGAAAAGAAGAAAAAGGACAAGGAAATTACAGACAGACTTAATGAACTGATGGACAAGTACCGGAACGAATGCGTATGGTACATGATCATATCAGGGATGCCGGTGAAAGAGATTAAAAAGCAGGATGTCAGTGATGACCATCTGATGGAGACCGCACTGAAAGAAGCAATTGGAGCAGTGCAGGAAATGAGTGAGGAGATAAGGAGAAAGAAAAAATGCGCTACAGAATCAGAGTAATCACATTAATGGCAATAGCGGTGGCAGTGTTCCTTTTCACCATGTGGATGACCGAGCCACAGGAAGTGTCCGGAGAAGTGAATAGCTTCACCGCAAAGACCATGAACGCAGTCGGAGAGATGGAAGTTGCACCGGTGCAACCAGTAGAGCAGGAGAATCCGCTTGGCGAGCCTTTTCTTATAAGGTGTACCTGTTACACATGGACGGGCAATCAGTGCCGGAACGGCAGCTGGCCGGTAGAAGGATTGTCCGTAGCCGGCAAGGAGGAATGGCTTGGAAAAGCAATCATCATGTACACTGTGGCAGAAGACGGAGGAATCGGTGATTTTATCGGCTACTTCGACTTCACGGATACCGGGGATGGGATTGATCTGGACGGAGACGGGCAGGGCGAGACAATCCGGAACGGGACAAGCATTGATGTATACAGAGATACACTGGAGGGGTGTTACGAATGGATAGAAATGTACGGAGATTATGTCTACATTCAGGTGGTGGATGCTGCAGGATAGACAAAAAAAGAGAACGTGTGGCGCACGTCCTCAAGTGGGCTGTAAGTAATTTGGCGAATTGCAAACTTCCCGCATGAACAATATACCATAAAAGCCGCAAAAATGCAAGGAAACAGGGCATTTCAGACCTGTTTCGCAACTCGATTAGGAATATTAAAGATAAGGACAAAGGCTATGGCATATTGTGTAGACATTTACAGCTTCCCCAGCTCGATTGAGTATGAGTATAAGTGGGAAGGAAATTACGGAGCCAAGGGAGAGAAGAGAGCCGCAAGAGAGAGACCTTCCCCCTGGCAGATAGAATTGCAGAATCAGATTAATAAAAAAAACAGAATCCGGCGAACGATAAAAGCTAACTTCGTGGAAAATGACTTCTGGCTGACCTTCACATACCGGAAGGGAGAGAGGAAGGATATGCAGGGAGTAAAAGAAGACCTCAATAACGTTTTGAGAAAGTTGGCAAGACGTTACCGGAAGCTCGGAACAGAACTGAAATGGATGAGAGTAATTGAAATCGGATCCAGAGGCGGAATACATATCCACATGATCATGAACAGAATCAGAGGAGCAGACACGGATGTGTTAATCAAGGAGTGCTGGCAGCATGGAAGGATATTCTTCTCAAACCTCTATGAAGAGGGTGGATTTGAACAGCTCGCCCAGTATATGGCGAAGGTGCCGGATGAGGAAGAGAGAAAGAAGAAAGGTCTCCCCCGGAAGCTAACCAAAGAAGAGTACAGCTATTCCACCAGCCGGAATTTAATCCGGCCAAAACCGGAGAGGAAGAGATACCGGCGGTGGACAATGAGAAAACTGCTGCTATACGGTCCGAAGCCGACACCGGGATACTACATTGTTCCGGAAAGCATCCGGAGCGGCACCAACCGGTATACCGGGTATTCCTACATGAGATATACCGAGGAAAAACTGGATAGGAGAATTTGAAGATGGAAGCAAGGATTTATTTAAGAACTTCATACCATGGACTCCGGAAAGCGGAAGGGTGTTACTGCGGAATCCTGGAAGCAGATACCAGTGAAGGAGAGAAGACACTGGAAGAGACCGGGAAAGACATCGGCACAGCCAATCAGATAGCCTTGCTGGGGCTGATAAAAGCCATGGAGCATATGAGAAGAGCGTCTGACCTTGAGATATTCACAGACAGTAAATATCTGGAATCCGGTGTGAATCGGTTCTTGGATGACTGGATAGCGGCAGACTTCAGAAAGCAGAATGGAGAGCCGGTGAAAAACAGTGTTTTATGGCGGCGGGCGGCAGAGCTGCTTGCACCACATAATATAAACATTTGCTATGAGGAGCACACAAAGTACTCTAATTGGCAGGACAGGAGAATGAAACATTATGAGCAAGAGCAGAAGAACAAAAGCGTGCACATTTGATAAGGGTACAATTGCAAGAATCATCAGCAGAGACGGAGATACCTGTATATTCTGTGCTAGTGGCAGATGGCCACTTGCAAAGAAGGACTTCGGGGCACATATCCGGGATATCGCCCATGTGGTGAACCGGAGCCAGGGTGGACTCGGAGTGGAGCAGAACGGTGTAACCGCCTGCCGGAGTCATCACCAGTTACTGGACAACGGCAACAAGGGCTTAAGAGCTGAAATGCTTGAATTTGCAGAATGTTACCTGAAAGAGCAGTACCCGGATTGGGACCGGGAGAAGCTGGTATACAAGAAAGGAGTATGAAGATGCTGAAAAAATTAGTGAAAGAAAATAAGGACAGGGCTGTAGAAAAAAATGGAGCCTGCAGATTTTGCGGTCAGATAAAGCTCGTAGAGGCACTTGAGGAATTCAACGAGGATGAATTGAACGAACTGGCCACAGAGCAGTGCAATTGTTATGAAGCACAGAATTATATATCAAGGTTGTACCGGAAAGAAAAGGCAGATTTCAGAATTGAAGAGCTTTTCGGATCAGGAAATAAACCGGAGCTTACAGATGCAAGGATGCAGATGCTTCATCAGGCAGCAGGCTATGTGGTGGATGGAATAGCAGAAAAGGTAACTGTTGAGGTTACCGGTGAACTCAAGATGATGGTCAGCGAGACTAAAAAAAGAAACATTAAAATAAACCGCAAAACAACCGTCCAGAGGGCGGCAGAAGTCTAGACCTCCAAGATTAACTTACATATACACGAAGCAACTTAGAAATCTGTCACAGCCGGGGCATGGAAACCGCATAAACACAGAATGCGGAGCGTTTTTGGAAGAGGTACAAAGACCACACATATACACCATGCTCCGGAGAAAGGAGAAAGTGATGGCAAGACTGACAATTAAGGATGAACAAGGCAACTGGGCTTTGAAAGGTGTTAAATGGAATCAGCTCCATGTGGGCGAGACGATAACACAGAAGGTACAAGAGAAGATATATGGAGCATTGGCAAAACTGAAGGATTATGAAGATTCAGGGATGACTCCGGATGAGTGCTGGGATTGCTGTGTAGGAAGGAGAGTGAACGATGGGAAGTTTGATTGATGCGGATAAATTAAAAGCGGATTTAGAAAAAGCAATTTCAAAGAACGAAGACATGGATTGCTTAGATTTTTTACGCATTGCTTCTGTTATTAATAAACAGCCGACCGCCTACGACCTGGAAAAGGTTGTGAAGCAGTTGGAAAAGCTGAAAAGCCTTGTCCCAGTAAATAGGGTACTTGATGATATTGTAAATGATAAACCAAAGGAATTAGGAATGCTTATAGCCTATGAAAAGGCTATTGAGATTGTAAAAGGCGGTGGAGTAGATGGCAATTAAACCGATTTTATTCAACAAACAAATTAGTACCGAAATGGTTCGGGCAATTCTGGACGGGCGGAAGACCTGCACCCGGCGGCTGGTAAGTTCTCGGCAGTTTCTGGGAATGTTGCCGGACAAGTGTAAAAATGCTGCGCCTGATGAATTTTTAAAAGGCAAGAGGATGATGTTTAAGCCATATTGCGACATGACGGATGCGGAATTGATAATGACGGCATATAAAGCACCATATCAGCCCGGCGATACCTTGTATGTCCGGGAAACCTTTGCATGGTGCCCGTGCTGGGATTGCGGACTGGATATCGAGCCAGGAAGATGCAGTAATGCAACAGCTAAAATTTACAAGGAAGGAGAGTACGGATGCTACATGTACCGTGCATCATGCGAGGACAACGAATATCCTTCTGCGGATACTTGGCATCCGTCCATTCACATGCCGAAAGAAGCAGCTAGAATCTGGCTTAAGGTTACAGGTGTGAGGATGGAACGGTTACAGGAGATGAAGCCGGTTGATGTGATAAAAGAGGGGGCTTATCCTGATTGTTGGGATTGTCTTAATACATACGGAGAAAGCGGTTCGCAGTGCTGTTATGGGACAGAAGAAGAATGCAGTCAATGTGATGAAGTGATGATGGAAGGGGAAAAACTTTGGACCTCCACCATCAAGAAATCCGACCTTGACTGCTACGGCTGGGATGCGAATCCATACGTGTGGGTTATCGAGTTTGAGCGGTACGAGAAACCGGAAGGAGTGTGAATATGTCCGAACTTGAATGGAAAGAAGTTGAACCAGAGCAGGAAGACTGGAAGAAACAAATTGATGTAGTTGCCTATTACGGAAGCATCACGATAGGAAGCATTGTATATTGTGGTGAAGAAAATGGATGGCAGTCTGTCATTGATGGGCGCATGAACTTTTTGAATGCGGAATCTTTGGAAGATGCAAAAGAAGAAATGATTGATGTATTAGATGATCACTGCGCAGACCAAATTAATTATTACAATGAATTACAGGAAAGTCTTGGTGAATTAAGGGGGAATGAAAATGCCTAAAGCAGTATTAGTTATGGATATGCCGGAATCGTGCGATTTTGCAGACGATACACAGCCACCAAGGTATGGAGAGCGAACGTTGTATTGCAATGCTCCAGGTATTGGAGATGATGTGACAGATTATGTTACATGCAGACCGGACTTCTGTCCGCTCCGGGAACTGCCAGAATCATGTAGCGGAATAATTTGAATTTTATTTTTTTAAAAATCGCACATATTCTATGTGCCGAGAAAAAATTAGAAGGAGGAAGTAAGTATTATGTTTGAAAAATTTGGCGAATTAAACTCAGCAGAAGAATTGAACAAAGCGGCAGCAGGCTTGAAGGAAGAGGGAAACATAGAATCCCTCATTGTGCTGGCAGAAGAAAATGGACTGGATAAGGAAGATGCAGAGGATTATGCAGCAGGCGAAATGGAAGAACTGGCAACGGTTAGCACCGCAGCACTTGGAAAACTGAAGGTAGAGAGTGCAGACCTTCAGCCAAAGGAAATAATGGTTGACTGGGTAGAATATATAAAAATGCAGTGCATTGAGAAAGAAGAGGTAGCCAGATGCGTCCGTAAGAAAGGAAAGACACTGAAAGGCTGCATTGCAGAATTGCTGAAATGGAGCTTTAAGAATGCCTATAGCATACCGGATGATATATCAAAGGCAGCAGGCATTAAAGGGGCAAATGTGAAACTTGGCATCCCAGGAATGGGACAGGCAAAGAAAATCATCAATGACTATTACATGAGCTAGGAGGGTAGCAGGATGCAGCGGAAAAAACTCGAAAAGACAATACCTGCTATTCTGGCATTCAAACCGAGCAGGGACGTATATGCAGCAGAGGCGGTAATACAGAATGTAGACGGAAAAGAAATATTGGAAGTCGATATTTGGGATACGCCGGATTATGAAGAAAAAAGAGAGATGCTGGTACGTCATTTTGTAAAAAAAGAAACCGGAGAATATGGAACTTTTCATACAAAGACAATGAGCTGGGACGGAAGATACATATACGAAGGGAGCTGGTCAAAATTAAAACTTGCATCTGTACTCCAGCCAGGAAGATACTACTATGGCTATTTTAACGACAGTGCGATCGCTTTATCGCCACGTTCCAAGGAGGTAGTAGAAAAATTTATCGGAGAAAAGGAACGGTACAGTAGCATAATGAATCGCCTTGCAGCAAAAGAAGAAAATTATACATACCGGCAACAGGGGCTTGCCATAAAGAGAAAAGAAGCGAGAATTGAAAGATTAATGGATGAGGTAGCACCGGTTGAATCAGAAGAATTTACAGAATGGATTCACAGCCTTATGCCAGAGTCATATATTTTTGTGAAACCGACAGAAAAAAGATACAGATGCTCTTGCACATCATGTGGAGAGAGCTTTTACACAAAAGATAAACCAAAACACAATTCGCAGATGAATTGTGAAAAATGTGGAAATCCGGCAATTGTAAAAACGAGAACAGAACGGATGTGCAAGGAAATTAAAGTAATGGTTCCGTTTAAATATGATGAAGACAGATGGATGCTGAGACATTTTAAATTTAAAAAGGTGGACATATTAGAAGAGAAAAAAGCAAAGTCTACGATTGAAGAACTGGAAAAAGTCAGAATGTTCATGAGACCGGATGGAACCACAGAACGTATTTATTATGGACAGTATATGCAGTACGGAGCAGATGAATTTTTGCAAGACTGGTGGGACAAAAAAACAAATGCGGGATGCCAGATAGATAAAGAGTTTTATGTATACGGAAAGTGGCTGGATGAAATAGAAATGCCGGTAGATATGAAAAGAGTATTGAAAGCCGGATCTGAGACAAAAATCTCCCTGGACTACAATGCAGTAATCAGATTTGCAAGTGAAGATGTCTGTGTATTACTGGAATATCTCATAAGAGGTCGATTTGGAAAGCTGGCAAAAGAGATAATAAGCATAGGAGCCCATGACCTTCTGGATACAAGGGCAGATAATATTCAGGACTTGTTACAATTAGACGGACAGCGAGTAAACAGGCTTAGAGATATGAATGGTGGCAGACATGCCCTTGATATGTTGCAGGAAGAGATTATGTCAGGAAAGAAGATATCACAAGAAAACCTTGAATATGCAGAATCTGAGAAGATATGGAGTGAGGATTTAATGCTTGGAAAAACAAAGTTGTCCGCAAATAAAGCATTGAATTACATACGCAGGCAGAAAAAAATAAATGACTGGACAACAAGACAGACATTGCAGCATTACAAGGATTATCTTCTGATGGCAGAAGAAAGAGGAGCTGACTTGGCAGATCCTATCATATGCCTTTGCTCAAGAATGAAAGAATTTCATGATAAATATACAGATGAGAAGAATCGAGAGGCAGACGAAAAGAGAGAGCAGACATTGAAAGAGAAGTACCCACACATAAAGAAAAATTACGACAGCAAGCATGACTTTTTTGAATGGAAAGATAAAGAGTACAGCGTGATTGTGCCGGAAAATGTGAAAGATATTATGCGGGAGGGAAGAACACTGCATCATTGCGTGGCATCATCAGACCAGTATTTTGAGAGCATAAATAGAGGCAATAGCTACATCCTGTTTTTAAGAAAAAATGAAGAAATCACAACACCGTATTACACATTGGAAGTCAAGATTGAAAAAGACAATAAGGTGAAGATATTGCAGAGCTATGGAGCATATGACAGAAGACCAAACGCAGAAGAAGTAGACAAGGTATTGAAAATGTGGAGGCAGGAAGCAGAGAAGAGAGTAAAGAAAGCAGCTAGACAGACATTGCAGGCAGCAGGATAGGAGGAAATAATGGAAGAATTAAGGAATATAGAAAACTATGAACAGTTCAAGCAAGCTCTGGACACGGAGCTTGCAAATCAGGCAGCAGGCTTCGTAAGAACTGGCTACCTGCTGAAAAAGGCAAGAGATACAGATATCCTTGCAGCATCCGGCTATAATACAGTGGCTGAATTTGCAAAGGCGGAATACGGTCTTTCAAAGGATATTGTATCAAGATACATAGCCATTAACGACAGATATAGCGAGGGCGGTTATTCTGACCGCCTTCAGGACAAGTACGAAGGGTACGGAGTGGCGAAGCTCCAGGATATGCTCACCCTTCCGATTGAGGTAGTAGATCTCATTTCACCGGAAATGACCAGAAAAGAAATTGCTGAAGTAAAGGCAGAGGTCAAGGCGGAGGAAGCCATATCACCAATAGAAGTAGCCCTTGAGGGAACGGATGTGCAGCAGGCGGATATGGAACTGTGCCAGAAAGCCATATACAAGTATGCAAAGGATAATCCGGAGAAGTTCAAAGCGCTGGTGAAGTGGACAAAGGATGGAGATTCAGAAGAACTTGAGAGCATCCTGGCACCATCCGGAATTGCAGTATTGGCTTCCCGGCCACAGGGAATCGGAAAGGTATTCACATCCTTCAAGGGAGAAGGACAGCCGGTGGACATCCTGGCAGTCAAAAACAATGAAAAGCACACCTTAAGCATGGATGATTATGCAGCAAAGGTCAGAGAGGTATTTGCTCCGATAGCAGATATGCCGGATGCTTATGAAAAAACCTTCGGAGTTGCACCGGTGCAACCGGAAAACGTTACTGAAAAGTCAGAAACCGTATCAGAAAAGCCGGAAAGCGTACCAGAAAAGCCGGAAAGCGTACCAAAAGAACCAGAAAATGTTGAAAAAACAGAATGTGAGGTGCTTTCCGGAGAGGTTGTGGATAATGAGCCGGAAGAAGTACAGGAAGAAAAAGCAACAGAGGAAGCTCCGGCGGCAGCAGGCTTAGATAAAAATGTATTAAGAGGTTATGCAGCAGCAGTGAGCGCCAGCATTAAGAAGCTGGACCGCCTCTGGGAAAACCGGGAATTGGAGAAGTGCTTGGAAGAATTAACAAGCATACGCTGGAGAATAGAGAAGATACAGAAGAATGGAGGGAATGCAGAATGAAACCAGTGGAAAATGAAGAGTTAATTGAAGCAGACATAATAAGAGTATTTTTCTGCAGCGAGAATGAAACATGTAAATGCATGGAATTAATGCCTACAGAGGAAGAGAAGGAGACATTAACTTTTGAAGACATTTATAATCTGGCCAAGAAGAACGGACTGGCAGAGGATGATATGTACATTCTCATGATTGCTGAAAATCCGCTGAGCGGAAAGGTATATAAGCACGGCAATTATAAACCATGGAATGCATGGTATGAATGCGGAGAGACGGAGGGATTTGCATAATGAGAAGAAGACGATGCAAGCAATGTGGAAAGCTGTTTATGCCAGTAGGCAAGGAAGTAATCTGCTCAGTGAAGTGCCGGCAGGAACGGATGAAGGAAAGAGCAGAAAGAAGAAAGGCGGCATATAAGAAGCCGGAGCTAAAGGTAGGAAGTATTGCCTGGGTAAATGCAAAAGCGAGAGAAGCAGGCATGACATACGGAGAGTATGTGGGAAGGAGTGGGATTTGATGGAAAGATTAACAACAAATAAAAAAGTGTCAGAGATGGGAATGGTCGAATTGGCGCATAATTGCAGCTATGTAGATGCTGAGCGTAATACAAGATATAGAGATTTTGAGATGGAAATGGACGCACGGGATTTTGCCAGAAACCTCATGGTCACATTAACAAAGGATGAATTGCCAGTAGATAAAACAGAGTTTGACGAAGAGATTCTGGATAATTTAACGATAGACCCGTTTTCAGATGTCAGAGGATTGATTGCATTATTTTACCGAAACCTGTGGGCTATGGCTGATTTGAGAGAAAAATTGAAATATTATGAGGATGCCGAGGAGCAGGGGTTACTCATACGGTTGCCGTGCAAAGTGGGAGACCACATCTATATCATAAAACCTTATGGAATCGAGGAGGCAAGTATAACAGGAATTTCAGAAGCAGATGACATTGACTGTTTCTGCTTTGAAGTGTATATCGACCCAGATTACCATGAAATCATTGCACTTGAAGAATTTAATGATACTTGGTTTTTATCAAGAGAGGAAGCCGAAGCAAAGCTGAAAGAAGAAGATGCTCAACTGAAAAATTAAAATAAAATCGGACATTGAAAACTGAATATGGTAGTGGTATATTTTAAATAAAAAAGGAGAACGGCAGCATGAGCAATTTTGATAGAATAAAAAAATGTGAGAATGAATATCAGATGGCAGACCTGCTGGCTGGATATATATGCAATAATGTTCATAAGTTGCGGAATAAAGATGGGACATTTAATAGTCTCGAAATTTTGCAGTGGCTGCAAAGTAATAAAGATATATTCGGAGAGGAAAAAAACCACTAACCATATTTGGCTAGTGGTTTTTAGATTTTAGGAAATTTTACAAGATGGAAATAGCTGAAAGAAATGGAGGATAGAGAACAATGAGAGAATTCATGAGAAGAGTTCCAATAAAAGCCGGAAAGAGGGGAAAAGATGATGAAAAAGACCTAGTAAGAGACATATTGAGGAAGTGGCCAAAACTGATAGCATGGCTTGAAGAAAAAGAATACTTTACAGCGCCGGCTTCAAAGGAGCATCACGGAGCGCATGAGGGCGGATTAATAGAGCATTCACTTCAAGTGGCATATGAACTTGAAAGAATAACCGTAAAGATGGGCTTAAAATGGGAGAGACCGGAAAGCCCGGAGATAATAGGACTACTACATGACGTATGCAAGCTGGATGATTATTACGCAGTATCGCTTGAGGAGCCCAGAAAAATTGGATATGAATACAAGAAAGAAAGGCTGTATCCAGGACATGGAGACAAAAGCCTTATCATGCTGATGGGCTTAATAGACCTCACAGAAGAAGAGAAAATGTGCATCAGATATCATATGGGAGCGTTCACAGATAAGTCAGAATGGGAGTTTTACAGTCGGGCGGTGCGGAAATACCCGAATGTTCTTTGGACGCAAACTGCAGATATGATTGCTTCTCAGGTAAAGGGTGTGTGAAAAAATGAAAGAAGAGATTGTTAAAATGATGGTTGGAATGTCCGGAAGATACAGTTATCATACAATCTTCCAGGACTGGGTGGCGGTGATGGCAATCGCATAAAAAATACGCTATGTAAAGTCAAAGGTGCAGCAGGCTAGAGAGGAGGTATGAATGGAGCGTAGAGTGGTAAAGCAGATAGTCAGAGAGACGTTGAGGGAGCTCATAGACAGTGAAATGCTGGAAGAACCGTACAAGCTCATAGAAAGGATAGTTGAGAAGCAGCTGGAGGCATTTTTTAAGCAGGAGAATAAGAAGATGTATCCAGTCCTTCAGAAGATGAGTAATGACCCATATATCGATATCATATATGGCAGATACCGGGATGATATGAGCATGTCAGAGATAGCGGAGCAGTTGGAGATTGACAAGACAACTGCTTATCGACATAAGAAGAGACTGATCGTACAGATATATGATGAATTGAACAGGACACAGAGAAAGGGCAGGGTTTGAAACCTTGCTCTTTTTTTTACTACAGTTGTGCAAAAAATAGAAAAAAAGAAACAACTCTTATATGCTTTCTGCATATAGGAGTTGTTTTACGTTAAGGGGGTGGAGGCATGGCGAGAGGTCGTCCGGGAAAGAAAGACGAAATCTGCAAGCATAAGGCAGATATTGAAAAGTGGGCGGCGGAAGGTCTCACGATGGGACAAATAGCCAAGAAACTGGGAGTTTCAGAGTCCACTCTTTATAAATACAAAGCTGAATTGCCGGAGTTATCGGAGACCGTTAAAAAGGGCAGGCGGGAAGCTGTTGCAGAGCTTGAAAACATGGCTTTCAAAGCCGCAAAAGGCTACACGATCACAGTGACAAAGCATCAGAAAGTGAAAAGGATTGAGTATGAGGATGGAAAAAAGAAACTTGAGAAAGAAGAAATGGTTGAGTATGAAGAAGAAGTCTACTTTCCACCAAATCCGGCATTCAACCTGTTCCTTTTGAAAAACTGGGGCAAATACAGCAATGAGCCAGAGACGGTGAAGCTCCGGAAGAAAGAAGTGGAACTTCGGAAAAAACAGATAGAGGAAGGAAGTTGGTCTTAATGATTTTTGATTTTTTTAAAGATGTGATGAAAAAAATTGATAAAGAAAAGATAACACAGAGCTCGGCGGTGAACGTGGAAGGGTATGTGTTGGACGCAAGGGAGAAGAATCCTTCCATATCTGGCACAATGGCTAATCAGATTAGTGAATTAAACACAAATTTAAGTTCGATAGTGATCGTTAAATCAGTAAAAATATATGCTGCCACATCAATTGCTGCCGGACAGGGTGCAGATATATATTTTTCTGTACCGACGGTCAAAAACTATAAATGTATATTAGGCATTGGAGGAACTTGTTCCAATAGTTACGCTATTCCAGTAAGAGCATCAGATGTGCCAAAGAGTGATGGTACATTAAGGTTACATTATAAAAATATCTCAAGTGGGACCATAACTGTTAATGACTTATATTGCAATATGATATTTGTTCGTTATTAATTTGTGTTTAGTTAAAAAAGAAAGAGAGGAAAAAATAATGAAATACATAAAAATCACGGGCGTTGAATACGCCTGCATCGACGTTCTGATAACACAGAATGCGATTGAATTCACACCGAATGAATTAAAAATTGAACATGCGATAGAGGCATTTTCAGAAGTAAAGGAGCTTACGGTGCTGGATGAAAACAAAGAGAAAATCGGTGTTTACAGCGGATTGGAATTTAAGTCAGCCACAATTGATGCAGAAAAAAATGTGAAAGTAGCATTGTCAATGGAGACTGACACAGAAAAAAGATTAAGAACACTTGAAAAAGGGCAGGCAGAGTGTGAGGAAGCAATAGCAGAGCTGATTGGGGGCGGTGTAAATGAGTAATGCAGTAAAAAACATTATGGTCAGAGTCATTCGAAGAAGAATGGAGGCGGGAGAGGATATTGAAGACATCCTGAAAAGCTATTCAAAATTGACTCCAGAAGAGAAAAAAGAATTAAAAGAAGCCGTGGGGTGAGTGAATGATGATATGGCAGTATGTACAGCTCCACTGGTTGGAGTGGCTTTTCACAATAATAACTGCAATTCTCGGATTTCTTTACAGAGACATCAGAAAAAGGATGAAAAAGGAACAGCAGAAAAACAATGCAATCGCTGACGGAGTTCAAAGCCTGCTCAGAGAGAGCATTGTTCAGAATTATAACAAATACCAGGACAAAGAGTATTGTCCTATTTATGCAAAAGAAAGCATAAAGAGGGCATACAAGGCTTATCACAACCTGGGTGGAAATGACGTTGCAACAAAATTATACAACACACTTCTGGCAATGCCGGAAGAGAAGGGAGAAGAACATGTCAAAGATATTAAAGAATAGTGTGCTTAAACCGAATGTGAACACAAAAAAGTGGTGGAAAGCAGCAGGAATCAGGGCAGTAAAAACAATGGCACAGGCTGCAATTGCAGGAATTGGCACAGCAGCAGTAATGGGACAGGTCGACTGGAAGTATGTGATATCCGCATCAGCAGTAGCTGGAATCATTTCACTTCTCACATCAGTCGCCGGAATCCCGGAAGTAAAGGAGGAATAGAGAATGATTTTAAATATACACGCAGGACATAATCCTGATGGAAAGGTTGCTTGTGGCTCAGTTGGAATTTTGAAAGAATCAACAGAAGCAAGAAAGGTAAAGGACTTGGTGATAAGCCAGCTTCAGAGGGTGGGACATACTGTTTATGACTGCACGGTAGACAATGGCTCAAACCAGTCTGACGTACTCGCAAAAATTGTCAGTGAATGCAATTCACACTCTGTTGACCTTGACGTATCCATTCATTTGAATTCTGGAAGAAATGATTACGAAGGTGATGGCTCAATCGGTGGAACAGAAGTGTGGTGCTATAACGAAAAAACAAGGTCGATTGCAGAAAGAATATGTGAACAGATTGCAAGTCTCGGATTTAGAAATCGTGGGGTGAAATATTCCACAAAACTTTATGTCTTAAGAAAAACAAAGGCTCCTGCAATACTGATTGAATGCGCTTTTGTAGATGACGCAGACGATGCAAAGCTGTGGAATGCAGAAAAAATTGCTACAGCAATTGCACAGGGAATTATAGGGCAGGCTGAAAAGCAGACAGAGAAAAAGCCGGAAGTTGCACCGGTGCAACCAGAACTTTATTGCGTAGGAAATGCATATACGCTTCAGAATGAGATGAAAGTCCGCACAGGTCCTGGAACTCAGTACAGAGCAAAGAGACCGAAGGAACTGACGACCGATGGACGCAAACATGACAAGGATGGTGATGGAGCGCTGGACGCAGGCACACGGGTTACCTGTAAAGAACTTTCCAAAGATGGAGAAGATATCTGGATGAGAACACCATCCGGATGGATTGCTGCATACTACAAGGGCAAGGCATACGTTCGATGAGCAGAAGTGAATTCTACCGTTCAAGGAGCTGGAGAGAGTTTGTCGAGCTTTTAAAAATTGAGAGGACAGATGAAAACGGATTCATAATATGTGCGCATTGTGGAAAGCCCATTGTGAAAAAGTACGATTGCATAGGACACCACAAGGAAGAGCTGACAGAAGAGAATTACGAGAATCCGGAGATATCCTTGAACCCAGACAATGTAGTCCTAGTACACCAGAGATGCCATAACCTGATACATGACAAGCTGGGCTATGTAGAGAAAAAGGTCTACATTGTGTACGGCTCACCACTAAGCGGGAAGAGCAGCTATGTTAAGAGTTTACAGAATGAGGGAGACCTTATTGTGGACATTGATAATATCTGGCAGGCTCTATCCGGTTGTGAAAGATACATAAAGCCATTGCGCCTGAGAGCCAACGTCTTTCAGGTTAGAGATGCCTTGATTGAGCAAGTGAAACACAGGACAGGAAAGTGGAGTAATGCATATATCATTGGTGGCTATCCATTCGAAGCCGAGCGGAATCGCTTGGCGGACATGCTTGGAGCGAGGCTGATTCATATAGACACTTCGAAAGAGGAATGCTTGGAACGGCTTGAATACTCTGAAGATGGAAGAGACAAAAAGGAATGGAGTAAATACATTGAGGACTGGTGGTTGCAGTTCGAGGGAGGTTTCTGACCTCCCCCCACCCTTTGGAAAAATCAAAGGCGTGGAAGACTGTTGAGAAGGTGTCAATTTTCGCAGAATTGAAAATTTGACGAGATTTTTGAAAAAGAAATTGCGGAGGAAAGAAAAATGAAAGTAAAGACATTAATTCGATTCAAAGACCTTGAAAAAGATACAATCAGAGAGGTAGGAGAAGTATTCGAAGTCACAAAGAAAAGAGCGACTGAATTGAGCACAGAAAAGAATAAGGCAGGAATCAAGCTGGTTGAAATCCTGGAAGAAAAATCGGAAGAAAAACTGGCAGAGGATGAGTAGAAAAGAAGACCTGCTTAAGCTGCTCCCGGCTGAGACGATTGTTCTAACAGAGGAAGTTATAAATAAAATCCTCTTTTTAGAGAAAAAAATGGATGAATTAAAGGAGCTTCCATTTATTCAGGTAGATAAGAAGAACAATATGCGCCAGAGGAGTACTCCTGCCGCCAAACTGTACAAGGAACTACTCCAGCAATACACAAATTGTGTAAAGATACTGGAGGCGGTCATTTACAGAAATAGAAAGCTGGAAGGTATTGAAGAAGAAGCCTCCCCGCTGGAAGAGTGGTTGATGAATCATGCTGATAGCAGAAAAAAAGATTTGGACACCGGATAACTCGTTTCTACTAGAGTATGCAGCAAGGATTGAAGCCGGTGAGATTATCGTTGGAAGGGAGCTGTGGCAGGAGCTTCAAAATCTGAAAGAGGACATGACATCAGATGCATACCTGTATGACACACAGGACGCATTGATCCGGATGGATTTCATGGAGCATTGCATCCGGTTGACCAAGAGCCCCTTTTATAACAAACCAATGGTATTAATGCTATGGCAGAAGGCTTTTATCGAGGCAGTTTATAGCTTCAAGATGAGTGATACCACATGGCGGAGATTCAAAAGGGTGCTGCTTCTGATTGCAAGAAAGAATACTAAGAGCGAGACCTGTAGCGCACTGGGTACCACGGAGCTCGCCATAGGCAAAGCAGGAATGGATATTGTCTGTGCATCAAATGACGATTCGCAGGCAAGCATCATTTATGACACCATCGATACCATGCGACTGCTGATAGATCCGAAGGAAAAGTACACATCGAGAAATCAACGGTTTCTTAGAAATAAGGTGACAAACACCAAGATTTTTAAAATGTCTGAAAGGACAAGGAATAAGGAAGGCCGGAATATTGATGTGGGATTCCTGGATGAATCGCATGAAATGAAAAAGAACGTCATCGCAAAGCCGATTGAACAGAGTATGTCGCTGAAGGATGAGCCGCTTTTTGTGAATTTAACAACAGAAGGATTTACAGCAGATGGATATCTTGATGATGAACTAGTTAGAGCAAGAAAGATAATTAGTGGAGAAGATGATGGTGTGTCAGCCATCAGGACATTGCCGTGGCTCTACACGCAGGACAGTGAGGAAGAGGTATGGCAGAACCGCAAGAGCTGGATGAAAAGCAATCCTTCACTTGGAATCGTAAAAAAATGGGACTATCTGGATGAGCAGATAGACCAAGCGAGACAGTCGAAGGCAGATAGAATCTTTGTGTTATGTAAAGATTTCAACATAAAGCAGAATTCAGCGGAAAGCTGGCTGAATCTTCAAGATTATGACTACCCGGCAAAGTTCGATATAGAAGACTTCCGGGGAGCATATGCACTTGGTGCAGTCGATCTTGCAGAGACAACAGACCTTGCAAGTGCCAAGGTTCTCATGATGAGACCAGATGACAAAATAAAATACATTTATTCACAGTATTTCATACCGGAAAGTAAGTTGGAGAAATCGGATGATTCAACGGTTGGGGCAAAATACAAGGAATGGGCGGAAAGCGGATTGCTGACCATCTCAGAGGGAAGTGATATTGACCTCAGTATTGTGGCAGACTGGTTCCGGATGCTCTATGAAGAAAAGGGCATTAAAGTGTGGCGGGTTGGCTATGATCAGAAATTTGCAAAAGACTGGATTACGAGAATGGATGAGCATGGTTGGACGAAGGAAAATGGAGATTTAATCATGATTCTTCAGAACGCTCAGACATTAAGCAATGCCATGAAGCTGCTGGAAGCCGATTTTAAGCATCGTCTTGTAAATTACGATGAAAATAAAATGGATAAGTGGTGCCTTAAAAATGCAGGCATTCAGGTAGACAACCTGGGAAGATGCCTGTGTGTGAAGAAGGACAAGAGAAAAAGAATCGATGGAGCGGTGTGCGACATCATCTTATATGAGACATATCGGCAGAATAGAACAGAGTTCAAGAAGTTGGTGGAAGGAGAGTAAGAAGTGAGTTGGTTTGGCAATTTACTTGATAAGATTTCGATAAAAAGAATAACCGGAAGGTACATGGACATAAACGGTGGGACACCGATTTTTTCACAGTTTGGTCAGGACATTTATGCAAGTGATGTTGTGCAGCAGGCTGTATCCTGCATTGCACAGGAAATGAAGAAACTGCGCCCAGCTCATATCAGAGATGATGGAACTGGTGTGTATGCTGTTAAAAAAGGCGATATCGCAAAGATATTGAATAAACCAAATCAGTTCCAGACGACGGCAGACTTCCTGGAAAGTATAACAACACTGCTTTTTTTAAATTATAACGTGTTTATCATCCCGACCTATTATGAATGGTACGACGACAATAGTCAGTACCATAAGGTTTATGATGGTCTATATCCGATTGTACCTACGCAGGTAGATTTTATCGAGGATGCAGCAGGGCAAATGTACACGAAGTTTACTTTTGAAAATGGAAAAAGTTACCTGATTAACTATAAGGATGTGATTCATTGGAAATTCCGAAATTCGTCAAACCTGCTGATGGGCGGTGATAAGTCTGGAAGACCAAACCACAATGCACTCCTTCAGACGCTTGCATTGAATCATGAGCTTCTTCAGGGCGTTTCAAAAGCAATGAAGGCTACATATGCAGTTAATGCTGTGGTTAAAATTCCGACAGTAATAGGAAAAGAAAAGTCGGAAAATGCCATAAAGGAATTGAATGAGAAGCTGAAAAATTCAGAAAGTGGATTAGCAGCTATTGACATGAAAGCGGAGTACATCCCGATTAAAAAAGAGGTAAAGCTGGTCGATAAAGACACACTTGAATTCATAGACCAGAAGATATTGAGGACATTTGGAGTGCCACTGCCAATTCTAATCGGAGATTATACAAAGGAACAATATGAGGCTTTCTATCAGAAGACTATTGAGCCGCTTATCATTTCACTCAGTCAGGCCCTTACGGACAAGCTGTTAAGTGATGGAGAAAGGTCACATGGAAATCTGATAAAGCTCTATCCGAAGGAGCTCATCTTCATGAGCATGTCAGAGACGCTTGAGATGATACGGCTTTTAGGAGACTCAGGTGGCTTGTATGAAAATGAGAAAAGAACAGCTCTGGGCTTGATGCCATTAGAAGAATTAAATGGAGTCAGAATGCAGAGTTTGAATTACGCAAACGTAGAGATAGCTGATAAATACCAGCTTGGAAAAGTAGATGGAAAGAAGGAGGCATAAGAGCATGGGTGCAATATTAAGAACGAGAGCCTTTGATTGTGAAGTCAGGGCGGAGAGCAATGAAAAACATGGCAACTATATCACCGGTCGGGCAATTGTATTTAATTCAGTAACCGACATGGGCTACTTTGATGAGGTGATAGAGCCTGGTGCACTGGACGAGGCAGACCTGAGAGATGTCAGGATGCTGATTAATCATGACACAAAGATGGTGCCGGTGGCAAGAAGTAGGAACAATAATGCAAATTCAACATTACAGCTTACAGTAAATGACCAAGGTATGGATATCCGGGCAGACCTTGATACTGAAAATAATCCGGATGCAAAAAAACTCTATTCAGGAGTAAGCCGTGGCGATATCTCAGGGATGTCGTTCATGTTCTACATAAAAGAGCAGAAATGGGAACGGATGGATACAGATCATCCGCTGAGACGAATCTTAAAAATCGAAAGGGTATTAGAAGTTTCAGCAGTTACATTCCCGGCTTACGAGGCTACCGAGCTTTCAGCGAGAGAAGAAAACAGACAGGCGCTGGAGAGCGCAAAGGAAGCACTGGAGAGTGCAAGACGCTCACTGGATAGTGAGAAAGCGGAAGTAGAAAGAGCCAGAGCAAAAGCACTTTATAATTTTTAAGGAGGAAAGAAAATGAAGTTATTAGAACTCTTAAAGAAAAGAGAGCAGGAATTAAGAGAAAAAATCAAAGCATCAAATGATGCAGCAGAAATCCGCTCCATGGGCGATGAACTGAATGCAACCATGGAAGAAATCAGAGCATTGGAAGAGAAATCGAAGGACCAGCAGCAGAGAGATCAGCAGGGAGAGCCTGACCCGCAGCAGAGAACGGCAACGCCGGACATCCCAGACAATGCACAGTTCAGAAATGGATTTGTGGCATCCTTCAATCAGACACCGCAGGAAAGAAATGAAGACCCTACAGACACAATTGAATACCGCACAGCATTTATGAATTTCGTATGTAGAAATGTGCCGATTCCAGCCGAGCTGCGTGAAAACAAGGTGACAACCACAACGGATGCATCTGCTGTTATTCCGAAAACAATTTTGAATGAAATCATTAAGAAACTGTCCACATTTGGGAATATTTACGCAAAAGTAAGAAAGCTCAATGTTAAGGGTGGAGTCGCAATCCCAATCCTGACATTAAAACCGGAAGCAAAATGGATGGGAGAAACAACACCAAGTGATACGCAGAACATCAAGGCAGATGAGACGGTGACCTTTACTTACTTTGGAGTAGAATGCAAGATTGCTCAGTCATTGCTTGAAAATATCACCACACTGGACATCTTCCAGGAGCAGTTTGTAGAGCTTGCTACAGAGGCAATTGTAAAAGCGATTGAAATTGCTATCTTCAACGGAAACGGAACAACCCAGCCGACAGGTATCTTAAAGGATTCCAGAGTACCTTCAGCAAACGTAATCACCATGACACCGGAAGAGTTTGCATCCTGGGATGGATGGCATAAAAAGGTAAAGACAAAGATGAAAAAAGCCTACAGAAATGGTGAATTTATCATGGCACAGGGCACCTTTGACGGTCACATCGATGGAATGACCGATAAAAACGGTCAGCCAATCGGAAGAATTAACTACGGCTTGAACGGAGAGGAAAACTACCGATTCATGGGAAAAACTGTTGAGACCGTGGAAGACGAATGCATTGCATCCTGGGATGATGCAAGTGTAGGAGATGTAGTTGCGGTATTTGTAAAATTGTCAGACTACGGCATTAATACGAATATGCAGATGACTACCGTTAAGTGGGTGGATCATGATACAAATGAAATCAAGAATAAATGCATCATGATTCTTGATGGAAAACTCATCGACCCGAACGGAGTCCTCATCATTAAAAAAGGTGAATCCACAGTAAGTGTTAAAAAAGGTGAATCCACAGTAAGTGCGTAAGGGGCAGTGACATATGGATGATGTCTTAAAAAAAGTCAAGGATACGCTCGGAATCACGGGTGATTATCAGGATAACACCTTACGATGCTACATTGAAGAGGTGCAGGAGTACATGAAGGATGCCGGTATCTCGGAAGAAGTGGTGAACGATAAAGCATCCTTCGGAGTAATCGCAAGAGGTGTATGTGACCTTTGGACATACGGACCGGGCAACCTGTCAAACTACTTCATGCAACGGGTTATTCAGCTTTGTTATAAGGGGGAAAAGTAAATGTATCACCAGACAGAGCCATTTAATCATCGCTTAATATTGTGCACACCGACCACCAGAAAGGTGGTTGGTGTGGTACAGAAAGAATTTAAGGAAGCTGGAGAGATTTTCTGTAACTTCAGAACGTTTGGTGGTACAGAAACCACAGTGAACGGAGTGTTTACGGTGGTGGATACGGCAGACGTGACAACCTGGTACCGGCCGGATATCACGGCAGGGTGTCAATTTAAGGATGGAACAGATGTCTATGAGGTGCTTGGCACACCGGAGGATATTGAAAAGCGGCATCAGTACATGAAGTTTAAAATCAGGAGGATTGCAGGCGGTGCGTAACAAGGTAGGGCTTCAATTCGAAGGGTGGCAGGAGATGATTGCCAATCTGGACAAGCTGGGCGGCTCAGACGCCATGAAGAAGGGTGTGGAAGCCGGGCTTACTGCTTCAAAAGAGGCAGTAAATGAGAAACTTGAAAAAGCTATTGAAAAGAGCAATTTGCCGGCACACGGTCGCTTCTCAACCGGAGAAACCAAGAAGTCCATTGATAAAGAGATGAAGGTTGACTGGGAAGGTGGGACTGGGAGCATCAAGGTAGGTTTCGACTTCTCGAAATCCGGACTGGTCAGCATCTTTTTAATGTATGGCACACCGAGCATGAAGCCGGTTAAGGGCTTGAAAGCTGCCGTTTATGGCACAAAGACACAGAAAGAGATAGGAGAGATTCAGGAAGCTGAAATCTCAAAGGTTATTAAAAAAATCATGGAGGGTTAGCATGGAGAAAAAGCTGGTTGAAATCATGGAGCAGACAGGATATCCGGTTTATTTGCAGGGGAGTTTACTTCCGGAAGAACCGTATCCGGAGAGCTTCTTCACATACTGGAATGACACATCAGACGGAGACAGCTTTTATGATGATGACGAGAGAAGCATTGTCTGGGAGTTCAGCGTGAACTTTTACTCCACGGATCCTTTACTGATTCAGACACAGCTTGACGCTGTGAAAGACCTCTTGAAGAAAGAGGAATTTGTGGTGAGCGGAAAAGGACATTCGCTCGCCAGTGACAAGAAGACACACACAGGAAGAGGCCTTGATGTCTCTTATAAGGAGGTTTAAAAAATGAAATACACAGAATACCGTGGAGTCAAGAGCCTGGTTGCAGCAGAAGTGACCAAGGATGAAGCTGGAGAGCTGACATTTGGCACACCATTTCAGGTTGCCGGTGTAGCAGAATTGAGCAAAGATACTGAGACAGGATCAGACACACATTACTATGATAACATCCCGGCAATCGTAATCGATTCGACCGGAGCAGATACCGTAAAAATTAATGCATCCGCACTGGATTTGGATGTCTTAGCAAAATTAACCGGTCAGTACTATGACGAGACAACCGGAATGCTGGTGGAAGGAGAAAGAGAAAGTAAATACTATGCAATTGGTTATGTCACTGAAAAGACAGACGACTCGGTGATTTTTGTATGGAGATTAAAAGGAAAATTTGCAGTTCCGTCCAGCACTCACAAAACGAAGGACAGTGGTACAGATGCAAGCGGTCAGGAGTTGACCTATACCGGAATCAACACCACTCACGTCTTCGAAAAGACCGGAAAGACTGCAAAAGCAGTTGTCGTAAAGGCAGAAACCGTAAAACAGACAGAAGCGAAGTTCTTCGAAACAGTTCAGACACCGGATAGCGTTACGGTTGCAGCGTAAAAACAGACGGGGACACCGAAAAGGTGTCCCTGTTTTTGAAAGGAGAAAAAGCATGGAATTCAAATTGACAGTATACAAAGATGAATCACTCCAGGAAGTGAAGCGGATTGCAGAAGCGGATAGTTTGAAAATCCCATACCGCACTTCCCTTAATTTAATAAATATGCTCGCTTCAATTGATGGAGAAGAGGGAGAGGATGTGCTGGGTGCTATAAGAAGCACACCGGAATGCCTGAATAAGATTCTTAAAGCTACATTTGGTCTGACTGAGACAGAACTGGATGGCATTAATGCAGCAGAGCTGATTGATGTTGTAAAAGAATTAATGGCATGGTGCATTGCTCAGCTCAGGGGGATGCACAAGCCAAAAAAACAGTAAGCGGTGGTGTGAAGCTCACATTACCGCAAGCATTCGCAGAGCTGAATCTGTCATTGTGCGGACAGTATAAAGGGATGAATCCGATTGAATTACTGGACTATCCGGCAGAGGACGTTTTTCAGCTTATTAACGACATGATAGACCACAATGACCGGGCAGAAGAAGAAAAGGCGGTAGAAAAAGAAGTCCGTGTACCTGCCGGGGACAATTGGTTTTAGGAGGCAAAAATGGCAAGAAAACAGAATGAAACGACGACGAAGTTCAAGGTTGATATATCTGAATTAAAGGCAGCCATGCAGGAAGCCAAGCGGCAGATTACGCTTGTAAATTCTGAATTCAAAGCGACCAGTTCCGGAATGGATGACTGGAAAAGCAGTACAGATGGGGTAAGCGCAAAGATTAACTCATTGAACAAAGTTTTGGAGCAGCAGGAGACCATTCTGAAAGCTGAGAAAGAACAGCTTGCACTTACTGAGAAAGAATATGGAGAAAATTCCGTAGCGGCAGAGAATTTAAGAATTAAAATAAATAATCAGCAGGCAACCGTGAACCGTACCAAGAAAGAAATTGCCGATTATGAAAATCAGCTTGAGACACTTCGAACAGCAGAAGAGAATGCTGGAGATAGTGCACAGGCAGCAGGCAAAGGATTGCAGGATAGCGGGAAGGAAGCAAAGTCAGCGGGTGAAAAGGCAGAGGGAAGTGCAGAAGGCTTCACGGTCCTGAAAGGAACTCTGTCGGAGCTGGCAGCAGATGTCATTAGAAACTTAATTGAAGAATTTAAAGAACTGATGACAGAGACGGAAAGTGCATATAATAAGTTTCAGGCACAGACTGGAGCGAGCACAGAAGAGATGAAGGCATTCAAGGCTGAAATGGATGATTTGTATAATAATGCTTATGGAGAAAGTCTGGAAGATATAGGAGACAAGATGGCCTATGTCAAACAGACAACGGGGGAAGTAGACCCAAGCAATATCAGAGATTTAACAGAAAATGCCATAGCATTGGAAGACACCTTTGGCTCTGATTTCAACGAGACAATCCGAGGAGTTAGCAATTTAATGAAACACTTTGGCCTTGATGCACAGACAGCCTTCGATTTGTTTGCAAAAGGAAGTCAGAATGGGCTTGACTACACAAGTGAGCTGGGGGACAACGTTGCAGAATACGGAGGAAACTTTAAGCAGGCAGGATATTCCGCACAAGAGTATTTTCAGCTACTGGAAAATGGAACTAAGGGCGGAGCCTATAACCTCGATAAAGTGAATGATTCCATCAATGAAATCAAGAACAGACTTGGCGACGGAACAATTGGAGATAACCTTGACTTATTCAGTGACAAGACGAAGTATGCATTTAAAAGCTGGTCAGAAGGAAAAGGAACCATGAAGGATGTCATTAATTCCATTGTGGGAGACATCACAAAGTGCACTGATGAGCAAGAAGCATTAAACATGGCAGCTACTGCATTTGGAACAATGGGCGAGGATGCAAACCTTGAAGTGGTGAAATCTCTGACCACGCTTGGAACGTCATACAATGACGTAAAAGGTACCATGGAAGACCTGAAGGAAATCAGATATGACGATGTGGGTACCAGATTCAAAGAGTTGGGAAGAACTTTAAAAACAGAAATGCTTATTCCGATGGCGGAGAAAGCAATCCCGTACTTTGAAAAATTTGGAGATTATGCAATTAAAAATACAGATGATGTGATAAGGATCCTGAAAATCCTTGGAATTACTCTTGGCACGGTATTTGTCATAAATAAAGTGGCTACGTTTGCAAATAGCGTAAAAAGTCTTGCGACAACGTTCGGATTGCTGAAAGTAGCCACGGATGCCGAGACAACATCACAGCTCGCCTTAAATACTGCTTTTCTTGCATCGCCAACAACATGGCTTGTGGCAGGAATTGCAGCAGTGGCAGGTGGATTGGCTTATCTGGCAGTGAAAGAAAAGGAAGTAATAGAAGCGGAATATGGACTGACGGAAGCCCAGCAGGAAAATATTGATACAATCAATGAACGCTACGAGGCTTATAAGCGGATAGAAGATGCCAGAAATGAGAGCGTATCCGGAATTGTGTCAGAATACAACCACTTGGAAGAATTAAAGGATGAATTGAACGGTCTGATTGATGTTAATGGAAAGGTGAAAGAAGGGTATGAGGACCGAGCCAACTTTATCATAAATGAATTGTCAGAAGCGCTGGGAGTGGAGCAGGAAGACCTCTGGAATGAAATCGCAACTTATGGAAAGCTAGGAGAAACCATTGATGAGGTTATGGAGAAAAAGAAAGCAGAAGCCATTTTAAGTGCAAATGAAGAGGCGTACACGGAAGCCATTACAAACAAAGTAGAAGCTCTGAAAGAGTGGAAAAAGAACCTCAGTACATATGATGAAGTAAAGCAGAAGTATGATGAATCAAATGAAGCAATTGCAGAGCATGAACGTTTACTTGCCGGTGGAGATATTGATGGTGCAGCAGAATATTACAATCAGCATAAAAAAGTCATATTAGCGAATGACGAACTGAAAGAGTCATTTAAAAAGAGTAAAGCAGCGGTAGATGAATCTGAATCGAATTATATTAACTATTGCAACGAGGTAGTTAATTATGAAAATTTGAAAGAAGCTACCATTTCAGGAAATGCAGACAAGATTAGTGATGCAATGCTGAAGACACAGTATAGTTTTATCACTGCAGAAAATGGTACAGAGCAGAGCTTAAAGAATCAGTTGTTTAACTTGGAGCAGAACTATACAGACATGAAGGATGCCATTGAAAATAACACTCCAGGAGTGACACAGGAGATGGTAGACCAGGCTCAATACATGGTAGATCAGGCACAGTTAGAACTGGACAAATATGCTGATGGAGCGAGCGAAGCAGGCGGCATCGGAGCAACGGCATTTGCCAATGGAATGCTGATGAAAAACGACTTGGTAAGCGATGCGGCAGCAGGCACAGCAGACACAGCAAAGTCACAGCTTGATGGTGCTGACACATATTCAAGTGGAACAAGCATCGTAGATAAGCTGGCATCCGGAATCCAGGACAATAGTGCTGTAGCAAATACGGCAGGACAGACGGTTGCTGGAAATGCAATAGATGGGATTTCTAGCAGAAATGGAGATGCAGAAAAAGCGGGAGAAGATTTTTCAAATGGATTTGCAAATGGAATCGTAGGAGGAATAACAGCAGCAGGAGATGCAGCAGTTAAACTGGCACAGGAAACAATGAAAAAGTTTAAAAGTAAAGAAGGACTGGATGAGCATTCGCCATCAAAGAAATCATATGATGACGGAGATTTATTTGTGGCAGGATTTAGAAATGCGATTGTAGATAAGACAAAAAATGCTGTCAAGGCAATAAAGAATCTTGCTGCAGATTCGCTCAAGGCATTGAACAGCGAGCTTTCAAATGATATTAACGTGCCGGAAATCAGCGCTACAGCAAACACATTGAAAAAAGCCGGGAGTTGTACCGGTGCAACCACGGAGACAGGAACTGAGCAGAGGACAATTATTCAGAATTTCTACCAGACAAATAACAGCCCGAAGAGCTTGAGCAGGCTTGAAATTTACCGTAACACAAAAAATCTGCTCGGATTTGCAGGAGGACCACAATGATAAGTTTAATTGCAGAAAATGAAAGAGGAGACAGAATCGATTTTTCAAAGAATAAGGACTACACCATATACAAGGTGGATGGAATTACCCCTGTGGAGGCTACAATAGCCTCTACAGCAAATTCTACAGCGGATGGCGCTACAATTAACCGCCGGAGCATCGGATACCGTAATATCGTCATTTACATGACCATTAATGGAGAGATTGAAGAGAACCGCTTGAAACTGTACCGGTACTTTCCAGTAAAAAAAGATGTGCAGCTGCGCTTTGAAACGGACAGTAGAGATGTGCTTATTAATGGAGCGGTTGAATTGATAAGCTGTGACATTTTTTCGGCACGGGAAGTGGCACAGATAAGCATCATATGTCCACAACCGTACTTCCGGGCAGTAAATGACCTGGTAAGTTACTTCTCGGACACAGAAGCACTGTTTGAATTCCCATTTTCCATCGACAAAAATGGAATTGAGATTTCCAGGATTGAACGGAACATCAGAAAGAGCATCATAAACACTGGAGAGACAGAGACGGGCATCATCATTCAGCTTTACGCCACAGGAGAAGTGGTAAACCCGATTATTTATGATGTTGACGAAAAAACCTATTTGAAGTTGAACTACACTATGCAGCAGGACGATGAGATTGTGATAAACACAAACACTGGCCAGAAAGAGATTAAGCTGATTCGTGCCGGTGTTGAGACAAATATCATGGGGCATCTTTCACCGGGCAGCACATGGCTTCAGGTAGAGCAGGGAGACAATGTTTTCACCTATAATTGCGACAGCGGAAATAGTGACCTCAGAATCACATTCATAACACAGCAGTTATACGGAGGGCTTTAAAATGGAAATACGGGTTCTTGATTTTAATTTTAATCTGCTCGGAACGGTAGACACATACGAAAGCTCAATTTGGAGACCGGAGTATTACGGAGTGGGTGATTTCGAGCTGTATCTGAGAGCATCGGAAAAGGCAATAGACCTGTTAAAGCGAGAAAGGCTGCTTGTACGGTCCCAGGATGTCCATGTGAATAGCGATGAGACAGAAGTGATTTATAAAAAGGTCATGATTGTACTTAACTTTAATATAGTCACGGACAATGAAAGCGGAGACTATATCACAGTGACCGGAAGAGAATTGAAATATATTCTTCACAAGCGGATCGTGTGGAAGCAGACCAACCTTGCCGGGACCTGTGAGGATGGGATAAGGACATTGGTATCACAAAATGCCATCAATCCATCAAATAGCAGTAGAATCATCCCAAACCTTGTACTGGGAGACAAAGCGGGAATTACAGACAAGGTGGAAAAGCAGATTACCGGAGACAGCCTTGACCTTGCGATAAAGGATATTTGCACGACTTACGAGATTGGCTGGGATATTTATATTAAAAACAAAAAGATGATATTCGAAGTCTACAAAGGCGAGGACAGGTCGCATGGACAGAGTGAGAGACCTTTTGTGGAATTCAGTGAGGATCTGGACAATCTTGTGAATACAAGCTATCAGATGCGGACGGAGGAGTATTCAAACGTGACATTAATCGGTGGAGAGGGAGAAGGAACGGATAGAAAGTATGCATCTGTAGGCAATAGCCTGAAAGGGCTTGAAAGGAATGAAATCTTCACTGATGCAAGAGACATCAGCCAGACAACCACGGATGCGACCATCACGGATGAACAGTACAAGGTGCTGCTCCAGGAACGAGGCAAGGAGAAGCTGGCAGAGCTGAGCATGACAGAAGGCTTTTCCGGAGAGGTGTTAAGCAACAATACATTTACTTATGAGGAAGATTTTTCCATGGGAGACATTGTCACCGTAACAAATAAATACGGAATCAGTAGAAATGCAAGGGTGATCAGCACGATAGAATCGGAATCAAGTACAGGAATCACATTGATTCCACAATTTAATTTATAGGAGGAATAGGATATGTGGAAAAGCGGATTTTTTAACAGCATTAATGGGGACAGAAAGTATGATGCGGAAGAGATGAGTGAGATATTTCAAGGGCTTATCTCGGATGGAGTATATGAAAGCGTCGGCAATAAGCTGGCGGTACGTCCGCAGGATGGCATGACCATTAAGATTGACACCGGAAGAGGCTGGTTTGATAAAAGATGGGTTGACAATAGCTCGGAATACCTTATGACACTGGAGAGCGCAGACGTGACACTGAACCGGTATGGCGCTGTGGTTGTACGGACTGATAGAACGGAGAGCGTCAGAGCATCCGCACCGGTGCTGAAATACGGAGCGTATGCCACAAGCCCGAAAAAGCCGGAAATGACACGGACAGAGGAAGTCAAGGAGTATTGCCTTGCCTATATTTATATTAAGGCTGGAGCGACACAGATTACAGCAGCAGACATCGAAGATACAAGAGGAGACACAGAACTGTGCGGATGGGTAACAGGTCTGATTGAGCAATTGTCCACAACAACATTGTTTGAGCAGTGGACACAGATTTTTTCAGACTGGTTCGCCGGATTGCAGGATATCATTGACACTGATGTCGAGACCAAGCTGGTCAATGCACTTCCACAGGCAGTCACAGTGACACTGCCAGTGGATGGATGGTCTGCATCAGAGGGCAAATATCTGAATACAGTCACGGTGCCGATTATGAATGAGACGAAGAGCGTTATCACTTATGTGAACAAGGACACCATGGCAGACTATGTGGCAGCAGGCATTACCTGCAAGGAGCAGGGGCAGAACTCCTTGACGTTTGAAGCAACTGCCAAGCCTACTGCTGAAATAAAGGTTGACATCCTGCACATGGGAGTTTAAGCTGAAAGAGAAAAGCAGAAGACACAGACGGTTGCGCAGAGGAAAAAAGGGTTCGACTGCGTTACCGTATAGTCCACTAAAGCTGAACAAGTCGAACTCTGTATATGATATTATCGTATACAGGAATATGTTTGGTTTGGTGTATCGAAGAAAATAAAAGTAACGGCATTGTATGGTTGCGAAAGTGATATATAATGCCGTTATTTTTAAGATATAATGCGGATTTGAATTTGACAAATCGGAATTTGGCAAAGGAGTGTGATTGTATGAAAAAGAAATTCTTTGTGGTAATTGCAATTATAGTTGTTTTAGTAATCCTATTAACCCCTGTTCGTATGAACTTAAAAGACGGCGGAAGTGTTAGGTATAAAGCATTAGTGTATGAGGTTACAAAAATACATCGACTTGCACCAGAAGTAGATGGTGTAAAACCATATATTGATGGGTTCGAAATTAAAATATTCGGAATGACAGTTTATAGAGAAACAAACGAATTGACAAATTCAAGTTTGGAGAATTGAGAAAATCGGAATTTGTGGAGAGATTTCCTGAACTTTCCTTATTTTACGGGCTTTCCAGCCCCTTAAATAGTGAAATGATATGTATTTTCCCTTATTTTTGACCTTATGCGGAATCAGCAAGGGAAATAAGGGAATTTTTTATTTAGTCGTTGCCTGCCACTTTATCAAGAAGTCTGGCGGAGTTCCGCTTTGCCTTTCTTGTAGAGTGGGCGTAGACATTCATTGTGGTACTGACATCAGAGTGCCCTAACAGTTCCTGCACATCTTTTGGGGCAGCTCCGTTTGAGAGGAGGTTGCTTGTGTAGGTGTGTCGCAACTGGTGGAAATGGAAATTCTCAAATCCGTCCAGCCTTTTTGCAACTGATCGGCAGGCAATGCTGAGTGTGCTTGGCAGTTCCAGACATCCGTCCGGTCTCAGGCAGACAAAGGAGATTTCCTTGTAATCTACCGGGATTTCTTCGGTTCCGTCCAGATGATAATATTCATAATACACTCTGTTTTTGTCCTGTGCTTCCTTGTAGAAATTGCGGTGGTAAAGTTCACCATACTGCATCCGGCTTTTAAGCTGTTTTTTTCTGGCGGTTTTCAGTATTTCAGTCAGAGTATCGCCAAAATCAACAATCCTTACTTTCTTTCGCTTGGTCGGTCCGATGATGTTTTTATGTTTTGTGCCATCATAGCGGATACTTCTTTTAATGGTCAGGCATTGTTCTTCAAGATTGATGTCCTGCCATGTCAATCCGCAAACTTCACCGATACGAAGTCCCGCATAGTATGCGATCTGGATTGGCAGGATTGCAGGTGGATTCTTTACTTTGAGGTATTCTATCAGTCTCTCATAATCTTCATGGGAAATAGGCTGTATGCCTTCTTCTACCTCATCATCTGAGAATAAATCCACATCCTCTGCCTGTTTTTTCAGCTTAATATACTGCATAGGATTAAAAGTAATCAACTGTTTTGGAAATACTGCAAACCGGAAAGCCTGTTGTAATACTGCTGAAAAGGAATGGATGTAATCTTTACTGTATCCTTTTCTCACTTTTCCATCTGGAAATTCCCCACCGAATGTAAGCAGATCGAGAAATGCCTGTAAATGTTCAGCAGTAACGGTTTTTAATTTGCGTTCTGCAATCGGATGTTTCTTGATACAACGGATTGCACCAAGATAATTTTCCACTGTACCATTGCTGAGTGTTCCGACTTTCAGTTCTTCTTCCGCCCACATATCAAGAAGTTCTCCTACAGTAAGATTATCTGTCTTTGCGACAAATTTCTTGCTTTCGTAATCATCCATTGCCTGACGGAGCAGTTTTTCCGTTTCACTTTTACTTTCTGTTCCAGCGTATTCTTTCTGAACCAGATTGCCGCTTGCATCTTCTACATAGAAGCGGTAGTACCATTTCTTTCCTTTTTTTCTTACAGATCCTTTTGCCATAATCGTGTGTCTCCTTTCGATATCAGACAATCGGAACTGATGAAATGCTTCTTGCGTGTAAGTATATCATAACTCCGGTTGTCGTTCTATACCGAATCGGAATCCTCATACAAAACTTCTGATAAAAGATTTTCAAGCCTTTGTTCTGCCATTTCCGGTTTCTTGGAATAAAGCCTTACGATATCTGCCATGTCGTTAAAGGCATTAACAGTGTGGGTGATCTCCCGGAGAAACATAATCTCGTTATATTCATCATTCGATTCAAACCCCATTACTTTTGCAATATCAGCTTCATTCGTGTTGCCCTTGTAATTCTTGCAGGCAAACTGGAATGATTCCAGAAACAGGTTATATTGCTTTAACATCAACAGCAGTAAATCTTTGGAAAAAGCATCTTCCTTTTTACTAAGGTCGAGAGGTAACTGTTTGAGAATATCGCCCATTGCATCACGAATCTGTAATTCTTTCTTATCCGTAATATCGGTTTCGTATTCATCGGTTTCCCCTCTGAGCCATTCAATAGATACATGAAGTGCTTCCGAAAGACCTTCCAGCACCATCTTTTTGGTATTGTCAATCGAACCATTCTCATAACGCAGGATTGTGGAAGCGGTAACTCCCATCTTCTCTGCAACATAAGGCTGTGTCAGATTTAATTCCAGACGACGCTGTTTTGCCCTGCTGCCTATCAGCTTGCGTAGTTCTTTATCTTTCATGCTGATTGCCTCCTTTTTCGGTATGTATGAATTATAGCATGTACCTCACATAATTGCAATATGCAATATAATAATTATTTTTAAAATTTCATAACGCTTGACAACACAATATAAAACCGCTATACTAACAGCACAACAAAAATTGCATAATGCAATTTATAAGGAGGTGACAAGATGACGGAAAGAAAGATTGCATTATCCATCGAGGAAGCAGCCGACTATACAGGAATTGGCAGAAACACTTTGAGAAAGCTGGTTGAATGGAAGAAA